AGAGACAAAACTCATAACACGCGCATTTGCGCTTGCGCCAGTTCCAGTATTTTTTACAAGAGTATCAACTGTGCCAGTGCTGCTTTGCTCCACACTCAAAAGTTGCGCTGGCGAACTCGTGCCAATCCCAACCCGATTATTCGTGCTGTCAACGTGCAGGGTGGTCGTATCAACTGTAAAGTCGCCAGTCACCTTTGGGCTTGTCAGAGCGACGGTTCCCACATCCATCTGCTTGAGATGAGACATAAGGCTCCGAATTGCGTTGTTTATTCCCGCAGGGCTGCAATTTTCCGCGATGTCTGTTCCGTCGATGTCTGTGTTGTTCGACGCTGTAGCGTCGTACTGAGATATGTTTGATTTGGTCATTCGTTTTCCTCAATTATTCCAGCTTGAAGTAAGAACGCTCTGATTTGTCGATCACGCGCGTTTTTGCTGCCCCTAATTCCTATCGAGAAAGAAGTGCATCAGAAAGCAGCCCTGCCGCTGGGTTGACTGCTTGCGCTGCTGGAGACACCGCGCCGACTGTGCCTGCGGCACGGGCGGCAGGCGTCAGGCGACGGATGATATTATCGACGGCATCTTGCAACATCATTATGCCGCCCTCGTCGGTCAGAGCCTTGCGGAGAACTTCCGGGTTTTCTTCAACAAGCAACTGCGCCACTTGCGCTCGCTGGTTGTCGTTCAAACGCTGACCAAAGCTGTTAACGGCTTGGCTGGCAAGACGACCAATGGCAATAACATCACCGCTGGCTGCCTGAGCCACATCCCCCACCGCAGAGGTGCTACCGATTCTCTGAGCCTCAAGAAGTGTCTTTGCAGTTTGAGAGCCACCCATAACGACGTTTTTAGTGTCTTGTGCGCCCGCCGCACGGGATAGCAAAGGCATCACATCGTCAAGGACATCTGCTGGAAAAATAGCATTAAAGACTTGCGCCTCATTGCGGAACTCATCTGTCAACGCTTTCATTAAGGATGCCGAATTACCAGCGCGGCTTTTGCGCCTGATTGAATCAGCCAAGCCCATGCGAAAAGCGCGAACTGCATCGTCATTGCCAGCTTCAACCAACCGATTAAATGCAATCTCTATAGCGTCTGCGCCGATGCCCTGATTAAACGCCTTTTGGCCTTGCTCGAAAGCCTCGCCCGCTGATTTAACAGAAGCCCACCTTGCGCGTGTTGCCGCCAAGTCGGGAGATGCCTCGTCAAGCGTTGTCCTTAACTGAGTTTCTAAAGCGTCGTAGGCTTCGCCAGCGCGTCCCTTACCAGCCTTATAGGATTGAGATGTTTTGTCAGCCAGTGCGCGGCGCATAACTTCCGCTTCTTCAAGACTTGGGTTGCGTAACAGGCGTATCGTGCCGTCTTTGTTCACATTGAAAAACGACTTCATCTTTTCAAGTTTCAGGATGCGAGTGACGTCATTTGCTACTGTTCGATCACGGTTTAATATGTCGGTGACAAGTTCTGCGCCGTCATCTCCGATGTTGCCGCCACTTGCGAAGACTTTTTTATACTCTGCGCTAGTAGCGTCTTTAATAGCCTTTTGACCGCTTTGAAATAACTTCAATACATTTGCATCAACGTCACCATCGGTTAAGACGCCTTGCACCTTGTCCAAAGCCTTTTGACGCAACTGACCCGGACGCGCCTTCACGACTTCATCAATAGCTTTTTGTGCTTCGCCAGACGATGCACGATAGGCGCGAAGTGCTTCTCTAGCTGTGCTGTTAAGGTCAGCCATAATTTCGCCGCGCTCCACACGGGCAATGACATCATCTACACTCTCACCACTTTCTTGGGCTATTCGTTGAATTTCAGCCTCGACCACAGTGCTGGCCTTGCTGCCTAGCTTGCGGCGGGTGAAATCAATAAGTGCGGGGCCTTTGTTGGCGACAAAACTAAACCCTTTTTGGGCTACCGGGCCAGTCACGCCGCCGATGGCTGCGCCTGCCCCCGAAGACATAAGACGAGGCGTAAAGCCGCCCTCGCCAGCACCGAAACCGTATGCGGCTCCTTGCGCCGCGCTTGTTGCAGCAACGCGACCCAAAGTGGCTGGGATGCTACCACCACCAGTGAAAGGCGCGGCGGCTATGGCAGGCCCCATTGCGCCTGCCATTTCAAGGCCAAGAGATTGAAGCGGGTACGCCTGACGCGCTGCGGCTAGGTCGGCGCGGATTTCATCAAGCGTCTTGCCGTAGTCACCAACCAAGCCAAAGCCTGTTCGCAACCCCGCTTCTGCTTCGTCTGCCCCGGCGAAGGTCGCACCTTGAGCCAACAGCCGCAGACGTTGTGGGTCAACGGTTGTGTCAACGACATCAACTGGCACGGGGCGGTCTAAATACTGAACGCCACCGACAGGCTGCTCGTCTTCGTCAAGATATTGGATAGGCATTAGAAAACCCTCGCAATACGGTTGTTAATTCTTACAAATGTTCCTTTGGGAAGTTTGTTTGCTTCTTCTTCGGATGCTACCGGGATGGGGTTGTAGTAGCTGCCAGCTTTGGGCAAACGACTTCTGACAACATTTTCGACATCTAAATCGCCTCGCTCAGAAATCCCCGTGTAAGCTTGTTCAAGGACTTGCTGGCGGGCGACAAGAGGCTCAACTTGAGATTGGGCGGCGGTTAAAAAGTTTATTCTCTGCTCTGGCGTTAACCGCAAGCCCTCCCGTGCAGCGTTGTAAAGATTGCGAACCCTACCCGGCACACCAGCAGAGTTTTCTGCTGTGGCAAACTCGCCCTCACGAACAACTGAACCGGGGTCAACCGTTTTCATAAATCCAAAAATTAGTGCAATGTCGTCTGCGCCTGTGGGGTTTTGCTTAGTAGCAGAACGGGCAACTTTTTGAAAAGCCGTGTAGCCTTCATCAAAGTCCTTTGAAACCCCGTCAAACTCTTTACGCAACTTTCCTTCTTGCTCAAACAGCGTCTTGGCGCGAGGGTCTTCACCCTTTTCCAGCCGCGTTGCACCAAGATTAAGATATTGAAGCAGGCGGGGGTCGTCTGAATTGAAACTCAGTCTTTTGCCTTGAAACTCAATATCTACAGGCGCACCGCTATAAGTTTTGCCCAAAAGTGTGGCGGCAGTTTGCAAGCCTTGTGTTGTCGGCATTGCCGCAATCAACTGCCGTTGCTGTGCTGTTAAAGAAGGTCTTGTTGAAGCAGGCGTCATTGGGGCAGAGACTGATGCTGGCGCGACAGGTGCCATTGCTGGCGCGGGTGTAGCCTGTTGCGCCATTTGCAACGTGTCAACACGCGGCCCTGGAAGCCCTTGGGCGAATTGTGCCTGCATTGCGGCGTTCATAGCTGTTGCTGATGGATTGACGCTTGGAGCCATTGTGGGCGCAAGAGGTGAGGGTGTAGGCGCATTGCCCAACAAAAGGTTTTCAAGAAGTTTTCTGCGGCGTTCCTCATTTTGCATTTCCTTAAATGTTGCGCCGTAATTAGTGCTGCGACCACCAAGGGCAGCAAAAGCATCTGCCAATAGGCCGTAGTTTATTCCCTGACCGTTAGCCATTATGACCTCCCTGCTTCAAGACGAGCAACTTTATTAGACAGTTCTTTAACCGCTTCTGTAAGCAACCCTGTGACTTGTGCGTAATTTACGGCCTTCATGCCGTTGTCTTGTTCTGCAACAGCCATCGGAAGGACGCGCTCTACATCTTGAGCTAACAAGCCAGCCGACTGCTCCGGTGCGCCCTTATAATTAAACGTAACGCCATCAAGCATATTGACCTTCATAATCGGGTCTTCGATTTGCTCGACGTTCTCCTTCATGCGCTCGTCTGAAGGCATCATGTAAGCCATGTAACCAAGGGCAGCCGCTGATCCCAACTGAGAAATAGCATCAACCGTACTTGGAGATGATGTTTGCGTTTGCCCTGTCTGTGTTGGCGACAGCCCCGTAGCACCAATACGACCTTGCAATTTAGCCTGCTGCGCCGCGTTCAGTTCGTTAATGAAATCTTGCTGTGCCTGAATTTCTGCCTGTTGCATTTGACGCTGATCTGCGCCGACACCTTGTAATATAGCTAAATCTCTAAATCGCTCTTGCGCCAACGCCGGAGCCATGCCTGCCGCCTGCAACTGACGGGCGCGGTTTTGCTGTTCTAGCGCACTAAGCTGGCTTGCAGCTTGCATTTGACGAGCGCGGTCTGCTTCGACCTGTTGCGCCAGAATAGGAGCCGCCGCACCTGTAACCCCTGCGCCCAAGGCAGAGCCAAACGCCCCGCTACCCAAACGACCACCAAGGGCATATTGAGATGTTGCCTGATTGACTGCACCCGAAATCGCGTTGTCGATCTGTGTTTGTAAAAATGGGTTGGTCTGAGATCGCCCTGCGGCTATGTCCCCAAGAAAGCCCTCCGCATAAGTTGGTCGAGTATCGCCGCCTATTACACCACCTAGCAAGCCTTGTGCTTGCTGAACAGTAGGATCACCAGCCGCCGCCCTCTGTGCAATCATAGACTGTGCTTGTTGCTCTAGCGGTGTAAAACCAGCTATACGATCACCCGCAAAAACGGCAGGGTTTAGGTTTCGAGCAAACCCGTATGTTTCTTGCAACTGATCTTGAATAAACTGCGGTAAAGGTGCGTTTTCTACCGTGGTTTTTGATTTTTTACCCATTATTTAATCTCCATCTCATACTGGATAAACTTCGGCTCGAAGTTGCGACGCTCTAGCCATCTTTGCCAACCCCGTCTTCCATACGCTTCAAAGTGTGTGCAGCCACTTTCTTTGGCTACGCGCTCAAGTGTGTTTAGCACCAAATCAATCCATTTTTTCATTTGACTGCCGCCAACAAATTCAATCGCAAACCCTTGTTTGCCCGTGTATCGGTAAACTCTTGTCACCACTGAGGCGAATAATTTTTCACCCCGCACAACAATCCAGAGCATCGCCTCTCCACTTTTGCAGTCTTGTGCTATTTGGTCGGAATTAGTTTTGCCCTCTGCGGTATCTATTGCGGGTTGCAAGAGAACAACAACATAAGGCCAAAAAGTGTCCACCAATTCAGGGGTGACTGGCAAAAACTGGTACTCATCCGATGACGACATACTTAAACGTCCGATCAGTTTGCCCGTTGTTCGCATGAGTAATAGTGAACGTCTGCTTCCCCCTTGACGAGACAAACATTGTTGCCAACTCAGCCGCCGCATTTGCGGTGGTCGGCATAAACAAAACAACACTGTCCGGGCCAGATCGCGCCTCTGCAACTACTGTGCTGGTCGCGCTGGCAGTTAAGGTTACAGACCCCGTGCTGTTTAACTTTCCATCAATCGTTCTGTTTACGACCTCGGCTATCTGCCTTGGCTCTGCGCCCATTGGTGGCAGTGTGCGAAACTGATTAGACATTAACGCTCACCCGTGGCTGCGCCATCAATGTCAACGCCTTGAGCAAAGTTCCAATTTCCCGTCAAATTGCATCGAACTCTATGAAACCGACCTTGCGCCCTTGTTGGGCAAAACCCGTCTGCGTTCAATGAAGCCGCCGTACCTAGTGTGACGCTATCGGTTTGGCGGTTTCTTGTCCCAACCTGAACAGTCACGGTGCCACCTTCCGTAAAAGGAATGACCCTGTGAAGCACAGCATGTTTGTTTGTGGCGACGTTAAACTCCGATGTCTCCACCATTGCCTCTAATGACGACCCTGTGAAACTATGCAGTTTTTTCTGCTTGGAGCCGCCGAATATATAGCCACCACCTTTATACAAGTCACTATCTAAAGAAGCTGGCAGAGCATCTAGTGTTGCCGCAATATTGTTCAAATTCTCAACGGTGTATCCAGCCGTGAAATATGGGGCAAGAAACTCTGTCTCAAACTCGCCGTAAGACCATCGGTCTAGTGCGTAATTATAAATAATTACCTTGTCTGGCTCTGCGGCTGTAGCTGAGTTTGAAATAAACGACCACATTACTATCTGGTTTTGTGGGTCAACCGCAGCCGACATTCTATCGGCTTGCTGGCTGTCAAACTCAGACAGAAACCATCTGTTGACCTTTTCCGCCCCGATTGGTCGTGAGCGTTGCCCGTCAAAGGCGTAAAAACCGTCATTGCTAAGATAAAAGACTTGGTGCCCAACATTTGCCACGCTGCCTGCATGTGAGCAACCGCGCGTAGTTTCTACCTTGTCAAACTGAAAGATTAGCGGCGTACCAACATAAGTTGCTCGAACAATCGCCCGTTCCAGCAAGATCGTTGCATACTCGCCGCCAACCAAGCCTGTGACTTCACCAGCGTCAGCAATATCCTGACTGTCGGCCTGATTGGTTCCGGTTGTCCAAGACGTTGCATCATTGATTGCAGACCATCGAACCCTGTAAGGCACCTCTCCGCTACCTTCATCAACGTAGGCAGACATGATAAAGTCGCGCACACTGGCAATAAACTTAGCCTTGGGACTGCCCGATACATCGGCAAATGCTGAAGACGAGCCAAGCACATAGCTTTGCAGTGTTTCGCCTGTTCCCCCCGCAGCTATAACCCTGTCGCCAAACTGGACAAACTTCCAATATTCATCATTAGAAAGCGTATATCCACCGCCCTTGCCGATGCTGTCTAAACCACTGTCAGAGGCATCGAACTCGTAGAGTTTCCCTGCATCTCCAATAAATAGCTTAATGTTACCGCTATTGTCTTTTGCGGGGAAAATGCCGCGTATTCTGTTGTCGGCTGCACCGCTTAAAGCCTCAAGAGTTTTGATAGGAGCATACCCCGACGCAGACGGTAAAACATTTTGCGCCTCAGTAGACCCGGCGTTTTGAAAGTCGGGTTGATCGGGCATCCATTCGCCAAACTTTATCATTGATCTAACCAAACCTCTGAGCCGCTTGAAGCGGGTGTCCACGTTTCAGCACCAGCCGCTATCTCAGACCAAGTTTCTGAGCCTGCCGCTATTTCTGTCCAATCCTCGCCCAACTTTTCTATATCTATAGAAACCGTAACTGTCGGGTCTGCTGTTCCGGCAGCAAGGAAAGTTCCGATTGATGCGCCCACCACCGACACGCTTGCATCGACGCTTGCGTTAGTAGACAGAACAGCGTTGTAACTTGCCACTGTAGTAACGGCAAAACTGACTGCGCTCGAAACCTGTCTTACAGGTATTGCCGCCCCTGTGACCGACACGGCAATACTTGCCGCTCCGTCCATACGCGCAATAAACGCGGCAGAGGCCGCTACTGATGCTGCCCCCGTCACCGATGCTGCTACTTGCGCTACTCTGGTAGCTATAGCGGATTCCGTGACTGCGATGGCTGCTGCACCAGCTACGGTGCGAACCAAAATGGCACTTGCTGCCTCAGTAACTGCAATGTTTTCAGAGCCACTAACCTGTCGGACAGGTATTGCGGCACCTGTAGCAGTTACAGCTACATTCGCCGTTCCTGAAACGCTTTGTATGCGCTGGGCTGCGGCGGTAGTCGTTACGGCAACACTCGCAGCCCCATCCATAGGAATGAAGAACTGCAACTGTCCAGAAACCGTAACGGCAATGCTTGCCGTTGCTGTTGGCGCAATCAGCACCGCAAGCGACGTTAAGTTATCTAAAGTGCCAAGAGCATCAAGGCTGTCCAGCGTTCCCCACGCATCCAACTGGTCAATAGTTGGATTTTCCCAAGGCAGTGCGTCGAGGTTGTCGAGCGTGTTGGGCAGTGCGTCAAGACTGCCCGTTAATTGTTCTAGTGATGGTGTATTTGTCGCCATGACACCACCTGTTAGGCGGCAGTTACGTCGAGATCACCCGCAGCAACTTTCAAAATATCCCCCGACCCAATCGTCTTGGCTGCGCTAAACGCGCCATGCACAAGAAGATTGCCCGAAGACGCGGCATCATAAATTCCAAAATGACTGACTGAACCCCATGACCCGGTGGCGGCGGCAAATTCTACCGCAGCAGAATTATCTGTTGTACCGCCAGAGGCCGCGTCAAAGTTAATTGCAACGCGGGAGTAGTTGTTGCCAGACAACTCTGTGCCAGAGGCGTCGTCACCCAACGAGCCTGTGCTTAGACCCAGATAAGCCTGTGATGGAAATGTGTAAGCCGATGTTCCTAACAAATGGTCGAGAATTTTGTTTTCGGCGTAATCGCTCAATGCTGACATATTATGCTCCTATATATTCTGTAGACATGGAAAGACCGCCCTGCCCAAATCTGGCTTTTTCCATGTCACGTTTGATTTCATCAATGGCGCGAGTAAAATACTGATCGTAGGTTTGCGCCCGACCTTCGTTCATCAAGAATGAGTAGGCGTGTGTTAAAGAGCCATACAAGTATGCGTCGGGGTGCCTAGTTAGAACGGTGTTGGTTGCATTTGAATCCGACAAAGCATCAACGCCCTCGCCATAGACCATTTCAACCGTCACCGTGGCATTTGGTATAGGTCGCAAAGCAACCTCGGTTCCTATAATTGTATATGCCTTTGGTGTGCCGCCCGACGTTGTTGGATACTCTGTGTAAAAACTGGTCGGCGTTAGGTAGTCTAAAACACGTTGCGGCGAATTGTTTGTTTTAATCATTCTAATAACGCGCAAATCGGTGGGTAGAGATATGAACTCATCATCGGCAGTAGTCGATGCCGTGACGCGCTTTTCCTGACTTCTAGTGTCAAGCTCTCTGCTCATACGCGCTTCTGTAAGACTGATAAAATCAGGAATATCTGTTGTTAAATCATCACGCGCTAGAAATGACGCTATTGCTGATTTCAACTCTGTGTAGGTTGTTAGGGCCATTACATTTTACCTGTGTCAGTCCGAAAAAACCGATTGTCATAATCATTGAGCCACTTGCGCCACTCTGTCGGGTTTTTCTGAGGATCGCCAAACTTTTGCAAAAGTTCGTGGTACAGGCCTGTCGGTATCTCTGCCACCTTTCTGCGGTGGGCTTGAGTATTACCGATTAAGTCGCCGGGCCTGAACTCGTTTGCCTCACGCCTGTTATTGGCAATAAGGCTATCGACGTTTTGTGAGGTTGTTACAATATCATCGCCATCTTCGTTGTGGTGATAATGAGTTTCTCTGCCCGTAATTTTATCACGGGAAACCAAAGTTTTTTTCATAAACAAACCTCAAAATTGGGGGTGGCTTTCACCACCCCCGTTTTGATTACGACAGATCGTAAACGGCAGCATGTGCCTTTGGTGCAGACACTTTCAGTCCAAATTCTGTAATGATTTGGAACTTCGATGCGTCACCAGTTTTCGCCAGATCAGTGACAGCAAAGTCACGACCCGGCAGAGTTACGATGCTGGCATAGTCGCTGTCGAGCAGATAAATTCGGTCATTGCCGATTTGCCTGTCGATAACCACTGAAAGCTCACCATAGTCGCTCAAATAAAGCGAAACCGATCCAACAATCGCGGCTTCACGAGGAGCCGTGTACTGGATTTGGTTTGTTGCAACTGAACCCGAAGACAGATCGCTAAAAGCAGCTTTCTTGGATGGAGAAAGAACCAACAAAGATGGGTTGCCTCCGTCCTCGTAAGCGGCTTGGTGCGCTGCATCAATCAGTGCCAGTGTCAAAGCACGGTCTGTTCCACCTGTGGGAACATCAGAACCGTCACCCGTAGGCGCGGCACCAGAGCCGCCACCAACGCTAACATTGGTGATCCAGCTTGAAAGTGCTGCTGTTTCACGGGTGGCACCTGTTGCTTTTGCGTTGTCCACAACAAGCATTTTTTCCATGTCTCTACGCAGCTCAAGTCCCTTCAAAACTTTTTGGTAGGCTGATTCACGATCTCGCCCCGCAGTGTCTACGCTGTCCAACGTGCCGGAAACGGCTGCGTCTTTTTGCGAGATTTGCGTTACGTTTGAGAAACGTACTGCTTGAGTGGGTGTTGCAAAAGAGGCATCTGCGCCTTCTGCGACATAGTTGTTCGATGCGGCACTTGCAAGTTCCTGAACGAGCCAGTCAAATACAGTGTTTCGCACGGTTTCTTTCGAGAGAGCCGAATAAATTGGTGTCTCGGATGGGTCGATCCTCGAAATTATGTCCGAAAGATCCTCCCTTTCGCCAATGGCGATTGCGGTTGTTTGCGTAGCCATGATAAATACTCCTTGGCGTTAGCGGTTAAGTAGAAAATCGACCGCAGCTTCTTTGCTGCCAGTCTTTTTAAGACGATCAAAAGCCTTTTGCTTTTTCTCGGAAGCAACATCTTGCCTTGTCTTCGGCTTACCGCCCTTAACCATTTTGGGAGCCTTTGCGACTTTTTTCTTTGCAGCAGGCTTTTCTGACTGCAAAACATCGTACAGGTGCGCTCGACGCAGAACGTCTACAAGTCGGCTGTCCACCACTTGCGATAGTTCGTTGTCAGTAAACCCCATACGTTGAGCAAATTTAATTAGCCCCGCCTTTTCGCGGGTTGCCACCTCTGGGTCGCGCCATTCAGGGATACGATCCAAAAGTTTTACTTGCTCTTGCGCTGCGTGTTGTTGAATGACTTGCCGACGTTCTTCCTGAACAGTTTGCATCGCCTTTTCACGATCACGCATTGCCTCGCGTTGTTTTACAAACTCCAAGGGGTCTTCCTCGTAGAGTTTGTCCCAATATTCTTGGGTAGGCTCGTTGGTTTGGGTAAGTTGCGCCTCAAGCGCAGCAAGACCTTGAGCGTACCGTTCGCGCTCTTGCTCTAATGCCGTCCGATCTGTCTCAAGCGTTTTACGCTGTTCTGCTGCATCGGATAGGCGTTTTTGAGCGGTGCTTTCTAGCTGATAGGATTTGATAAGGTCATCTGCTGTGACATCCATCTCCTCGCCATCAACTTTGACGGTATAGTATTCGACTTCTTCGGCCTCGGCCTCAGTCTCATACTCCTCAGTATCATCGGCATCAGCTTCGGCTTGGTCTTCGACGGCCTCGACTTCAACTTCTTCAACTTCGGGTGCCTCTGCTTCCACAGCTTCGGCGGGTGGCTCTTGACTACTTTCGCTTGCCTCGACGGGGGCTTGAGTATTCAAAAGAGATTCGATGGCATCTGCCATCCCTAGTGGGCCAGTCCCTTCCGGGATACTGCTTTCACTCATAACAGTTTTCTCCTGTTTACATTAGACGCTTTCCAGTTCGTAAATCCTCGATTTGCGTCTTGGCTAGTTCACCTGTCATAACGACAGACTCAAAATGCTGCCTCAAAGCTATGAGAGCTTGCATCATGTGATAAATCTTTTCCCGACCTTCCTCGTCACGCGCTGGGCTTTCCCGCCATGCTTGCGTGTAGATTTTTTCAAGTTCCTCAAAAGCATCTTCAACAATCGGGTCTTTTAATATGCCCTGGGCGCGAGCCGCGCGGTCTAGCTCTTTATCAAGATCAGCCATTACGCCCTCGGAAGATTAGCGCTGACGCTGCCGCCAAGAGCAATCTTCTGCTCTCGCAACGACAGTTCGGCGTTAAGCTCATCACGGCGCAATGCAATCTCTGCGGCAAACTTCTCACGCTCTAAAGCCAGTTCTGCGGTGGCTTTTTCACGCTGCAACTCCATCTGCATTTGCAGTTTTTGCTGGTCTAGCTGCATCTGCATTTGCAGTTTTTGCTGCTCAATCTCCATAGCCGGATTGCCTTGAGATTGTTGTTCAGCTTGCGCTGCAAGTGCCTGATCGACCTCTGCACCGCTTCTAAAGAACTGGTCGGTGTCCTTAAACCCTGCGCTCTCTGCAATCTTTTTCAACGTGTTCACATATTGCGAAACGCTGACAATCGGATTGCTAGGCCCAAGCTGTTGCAAAATCTCTTGTTGCTTGCCTGAAATTTGCGCCAGCATTGCAACCTTTTGGTCTTCGTTGCCAGTGCCAAGGCCGACAGTTACTTCAATGTCAAACTCGTTGTCCCATGCGCGGGGGTCTAGGGCGACATATTCATTGCGAATACGAATAGTGCGCTCTTTGCTCATGTGCTTTTGGCACAAATGCAAAACGCCCTTTGCCAAATCCTTCATGCCCGTTTCTGCAAAAACACGAGCAATCATTTCAATCTTTGACTGTGCGCCCTGTATTGTTGCGTTGACCGCCGCAGCCGTTGTTGACTGCAATGCGTTAGGGTCTAGCCCCATTGACGCCTTGCTAAATCCTGTGCGCTGGTCACGAACCTCGTCTATGTAGCCTAGCATTTGAAATGCCTGCGCCCCAATCTGAGGCACCTGTAGGGGCTGCACCATGCCAGGTGCGCGAGTGCGAACAATGCCGCCCGGCCTTGATGTCAAAAGATCATCAAGATTGACTTGGCCCTCGACAGCCACGACGCGGCTGTTGTTCGACAAATATAGATTGTCTAGCATCTGCCGCAGAACGGTGGATTTGATTAGCTGCAAGTCCATGACCATTTCGGCAACAGAACGCCCGACCATACGGTGTGGCATCAATATTGGCGAAAGTATGGCAAAGGGAATTACGTCCCAAGGCTCGTTTTCTACAATTTCAGCACCATTGCCCAAGGCTACAAACCGACGCAATTCTGCAATACCGTCACCATCGTAATCGCAGTAAAGATAACCCTCAGTGACAAGAACCTCGCGCATAGCTGGGTCGCTGCTTTCGTGATCCGGCCCACCCTCAAGGTCTTCAAAACGCTGGTGACGTTCTTGCTCGTCGTCTAAATCGTTTGCCCCTGCATATTGCTCGACCTGTTCTTGGTCGTATCCCATTGCAACAAGATCGCTGACTGTTGCCTGTGAACGGTGTGCGATAAAGTTAATGTCCTCAAGAGATGTGGCACGGCGGTTAAAAATCAGTTCTTCGGGCGGCACGTTGATAATTCTGACTTGCCCGGTCATTTCTGTTTTTCTGACTTTGACATTAAACGTCACTTGCAACGGCACTTCTGCACCGTTTACGTCTGTCACCCCGACCTCAACTTGCTCTTGCTCAATCACCTCAACGTCAGGATCAGCTACAAGCAGAGACAGTTCGTCTTCCGTCAGACCTTCATATTCTTCTTCTTTTGTGCGCTCGTTTTCATCGTAGAAAAACTTGACCGCACCCATTTTAAATAAAAGCGCGTCTTTCATAAAATTATGAATGACACGGAAGCCGGAATTGTCATTGTTGATGACAAAGTTCACAAGCTCTGTGGCCTGCTCTGCGGCCTCAACATCTTCTGGCTGTCTACCGACAAACCGCGCATACTGACCGCTTTGTGAAAATATTTTCATCAAAGAAGGCATTACATATTCGATAGTGTCGCTGACCTCTGTGGCGACAACTTGGCTCCGACCCTCAACTTCGTTGCCAAATCCTTCGCCAAGATAATATGACATGATGTCAATGCGGTCTTGGCTAAACTCAGTATCGTAGTAATTCAATGCGTTTGAGATTTCGCTCGAAACAATCGAACGAAAATCAAGTTCGGATATAGCCATCTTATGTCCTTGCGTAAGTCGGGCTTCTGCCGCGACTTGGATTTGTTGCACGTTTACGCGCAACAGCACGTTTTTTCTGTGATGCGGTCATTCGCGCTGCTTTGGCGGCGGGTACACACTTTGGGTAGCCCCTGCCAGAGCCAGTTTTGCGACCACATTTGGGATGTTTTCCCGACTTGGTTTTAGTCGAAATATCAACCCAATCTTCTTTGAACCACTTAGTTAGGCCACCTTTAGGCTTTGCCATTTTTCCGTGTCCTGTATCTGCCGCCCATGCGCTTGTACTCTTGCACAACTTGGCCTGAAGCATAGGCCGAAGGCCATTTCTTCACTCGACGCTTTACCTTTGCCAATGCACGGGCATATTTTGCTTTATCAGTAGGAACAGCGCGAGACATTACGTTTCCGTCGTGTATTTGCCAACCTTCTGATTGGCGACTTTTTTCTTATAGTTTTTGCGGTTCTTACGTTTTTTAGGCTTATCGTCTGCCATGCCTTCCGACACTTTTTCAGCGACCTTTTCGGCAACATCCATCATGTTTTTCTTGCGAGGCCTGATATATGTTTTACGGATGTACATGCCCTGCATATTGTTCATGTCCGTTTTCTCGCTTTCTTTTGCGCTGTCTTAGACAACTCGCCAAAGTGAAAAAGTTTCTTACTAGAAGCCATGTGACGCGCTCCGCTATGAAGCTCTCCATTTGGCATTTTATGACTGCCACCCTTGTGACGGGTGCCATCACGAAAATAATGTGCAACACCTTTAGCCATTATGCAGACCTTTTCGTTGTGCGCTTTTTAGCCGTTTTTTTCTTCTTGGTTTTTTTCATTCCCGATCCGTAAGATTTTCCGTATGCCATGCTCACCTCACCATTTTTTGCACGACCAATACCGCGCTGTTAGTTTCGACGGGGGGCTTGTGTCGCACTTGTGTCGTGCGCGGAACGATTTGCGCCGCGCTGGGTTAGCTTTCTTAATCGTCATTTTAGGATC